AACTCAATTTCCCTCGTATCTGTGTCATAGATATGATAACCTTTAGCATCGTTGAAGTCTGCCCAAGTCAATTCATACGGACAGCCTAGATACTCAACGTTCTTAGTCGTAGACTTGTGATGAAAATGTCCAGAGCATACCAAGTCAAACTTATCGAAGTCTGATACTTTCATACCGTGAGGATTAGGCATACCTACATTCATTAAACAACCTGCGATCTCTAGGTGACCGAACATAACTTGAGCAGGTGTTTTATTCATAGCATCGATTGCTACATCATAATTCTGTGCGTTAATCCAAGGCATAATAAGGATATCGTGACCATCAAAGGTTAGTGTGGTTGGTTTAGAATAAGACTTAACCTTAGTCCCACCAAACAACTCATTCATAGAGTTTACTTCATTCGTGTTCTTAAAAGGTACATCGTGGTTGCCTACAATAACGTGTAGATCTAAATTCTTCTTATCACACACATCAATAAAGATATCCTTCATCTTTCTCAACGTAACGTAATTGATATACTTACGTCTATCTACAATATCACCCAAGTGGATAATCGTATCAATATTTCTCTTTTCTAATTCAGGGAAAAATTGTTTGGTGTAGAAATCTTCAAAGTAATCGTGGAAGTGCGAGCAATCAGATCTCGCACCCCAGTGTGTATCTGTGATTAAAGCAATCTTCACTTAACAACCTTTTTCATTTTTGCTTTCTCAAAGTTCTGAATAAACTCAGATTGATATTCTTGAGCACCATCACTAGATTTAATTCTTGAGTCGAAGTTACCGTTAGTATCGTGTCCTTGCATATCAGCAGTTTCACCAGTGATGTTTGCATTCTCAGTTGCCTTAAACTTAGTGTACAAATACTTCTTCTCTTTTTGAATACGTCTTAGGAATGCATAGTAAATAATTTGAGTGAAGTATGCGAATGGGTTTTGTGTTTTATCTGGGTTGAAGTTGTGCATATACCGTAAACAGTTCTCAATACCATCGCCAATCATATCCTCTCTAAATGTGTAGTTGATAAAGTTTGGTTTAAATGATAACCTATTAGCAATCAGTGAAATGCACTCTGCTATATAATTTGGGACTTTAGGTTTATCTTTACCTTGTTCCTCTGCTAGTTTAATTGATTCTTGATATGCAACCATTGCTGCATAGAAGTCTGGGTTATTTACATAGTTTTTTTTCTTCGCCATAATATTTCCTCTAATGAATACTTGTGTTTGCTATCTTTAAAATTTCTTGCATTACTCTACCTTGAACTTCTTCTCGGGTATCTTCCTTAATTCTCATTTCTTCTAATGAATCTAAATAATAATTTACCATTTCTTCTGGTGCTTCTGCTACTGCTATAATGTGGTTGAACATAATATCAATGACTGTCTCATCACCAAATAACGGGATCCAGGAAGAGACGAACATCTGCATCTTACGAGAACGAACATCCTCAGTCATTTGTAACTGTAATGGGTTTAACACTTCTAAGTCATAGGTGTCATCAGCATAACTCAATACATCTGCTAATACTGTCTCACCACTACTCAGTTTAATAATACTAATCGCCATAGTTTAATTTTATATTGTAAAGGGAATAATCAAATTCCTCTTGGTTATACATCTTAATCCTAACAGCAAAATGTTTTAATGTATGATTATGATATGACTTCCAACTTAGGTCGTCTGATATATCATAAAGGGTGGCAGTATCTTTACCATCTCCCTTTCTTAATACACGTCCAATTGACTGAAGATTACGAACCCTACTTTTACTAGGACTAGCAAAAATAATATTATGAAGACGTTTGATGTTGATACCTGTAGAGAATGTGCCATACGAAGCAATAATGATTGCGTCTTTTTCGGTTTCGGTGATTGCTCTAATTGCTTCTCTTTCATCTGCATCAACACCACCATGTACAAAGAATACTTTTCTGTCATCGTGACATTCCTCTTTAATCATATCATACAATTTCTTACCATGCTTTTCAACGTACTGGAATAGTAATAGTGTATTCCCTTTTCGGGTAATTGTCAAGTTCTTGATGAAGTTATTTCTATGAGTATTGCTTACTAGAAAATCCATCTCCTCTTGATATGTAGTTTTCTTTTGACGTTTACGTTCAGACTCAGGATATTTCAACACCAGACATTTGATTCTAAACTCTGATAAAGTTTTCTTATCGATCAATTCTTTAGTTGTAACAACTTTCATTACTGGACCAAACAAACCTTCAAGTACAAGTTTATTTGTTTGGGTGTCATCTAACGTTCCAGTAAAACCAAACCGATATTTACAATCAGTTAATTTCTCCATAATCTTAGTTAAACTGTTTGCTTTGAAGAGGTGTGCCTCGTCCCCTACGATCGCATCAAACTGGTCAAAGTATTTCTTCGGGAGTTTGTATATGCTTTGCCATGTGGAAATAAAAACCCTTGCAGTAGGATGCTGCTTATCCTGACCCGCCATTATCTTATGAGTTTCGTGAAACGTACCATCTGAATAATCAGTGAAGTCAGAATCCATCTGTGAGACCAGAGAAGTGGTTGGAACGATGACTAAAACCTTCTTACATTCCTTTCTTAAATAGTATTTTAGTAGTGAGTAAATGATAAATGATTTACCAGATGCAGTCGGAGATAGAATTAATGCTCTGTTCTTTCTAATAGCATGAGCAACCGCACGCAACTGATAATCTCTGGGTTTGAAACGTTTCTCAGTTAGGAATTTCTCAAGTCCATTCAATGGGATATCCATTGTATCTTCAAGACCATCGTGTATGTTTACTTGATAATCTCTATCCTTAGCAAACCTTTTAATGTGTTCAAGTAAACCAACATAGATTTGCATAGAGTTTACGTTGAACAATCTTATTTTACCATCCCAAATCTTATTACGCACTGCAGGCATAAACTTAGCACCTGGAACTTCAAACGTGAAGAACTCTGATAACTCCATAGCAACACCACGGTCGCATTCAAGTTTCAAATAAACTTCATCCCTCTTGTGTATATCAATAATATCCATTAACCACCTGAGGTAAACTTCATCCAATCTAATGCTGACTTAATCTGAAACCCACGATTGTTTAAACTTTTAATAATTGAGTCAAGGTAAGAAACCTTTTCCTCTTGCATAGCAACCTTGATTGTAGATTCGATAAACATATCATCTGACTCAATATAGGTGCCGACTTCATTCTTCAATAACTTCTTAAAGAATTGCTCACGACCCATCTCTTGTAATTCGTGTCTATCTAACTCACCAAGGTAATACTCAAGCAAGGTTCTATGAGTTTTCTTATGCTTACCCTTTAACTTAATAAGTTGTACACGTTCACCCATATAGTATTTAAGATACTTGTTGTGCACCATTGGGATCTTAGAACTTTCAGATCCTAATTCAGTGTCATCTATTTTTGAGTCTTTGTTCCATTCAGAAACGATTTGTTCGATGTTCATAATATAATTATACCTTAAAAGGTATTAGAAGTAAAGTTACACTCTATAAAATTAATTGCCTTAAAACTTTACTTATCACCGATTTAGTAGTATAATAGAGGTGTGCCTCTTTGAAAAGGTTTAATCTATGTTATAGAGTTAATCTGATAAGAACGATAATTAAATGTTACATCACCAGATAAGAATTCAATATCAGAACCAGAAATATCAAATTCAACTGATGCAAGATTAGAAGGATACAAGTCAATAAACTTAATTTCAATATTAGGTTGATACTGAGAAGTCATAATAATTAATGAAGCATCAGAATATGTATCTGCCCATTTAGACTTTTGGTCATAACTGTCAGGGAATCCTAAAGCATTCATCCAATCAAATATCTCACGGTAATTCTTCATATCCTCATCAATCTTAAACTTGATAGACAAATCACTGAATTCTAATTTAGTTGACGGAATAGGTAGTTTGTTGAAGGGGTTCGTAACACTGTCAATACGCCCAAGTGCCATATCTGGAATAGATGCAGCAGTACAGAAATAGTTTACGTGAGGAAGTTTTTGGATTGTGAATCTGAATCCAATTGGGGATAGTAAACTTTTGTTAGTAGGTTCTGTAGGCATAATGTGTCGGGTAAATTCCTTGTACTATATTTATAACACGAAAAAAATCCCTCAATTAAGAGGGATTGGGCATGTTGCGTAACAATGATTAAAGATCTACTTGCTGTTATCCATAAATTCTGGATAAGCAGAAGAACCAGTCTCCCACATATCAGAACCAGCAAGTTCTTCATCTTCACCTACTCTCAGACCAATAGTCTTTTTGAGTAAGTACCAGACAATTAGTGAAGTACCAAATACAAATCCGAAGATTGCACCAGTACCAACTGCTTGTCCATATAATGTAGCATCAGTATTTAAAATTGGAACCAACATTAGTCCCACAATACCTGCTACTCCGTGAACACTGATTGCACCCACTGGGTCATCAATACCCCACTTCTCTAGCAATGCCATAGAAATAGGAACAATCAAACCACCAATCGCACCATATAATGCAGCGATTTCAGGTGAAGGTGTTAGAGGATCTGCTGTAATAACTACCAGTCCTGCTAATGCACCATTCAGAGTCACATTCAAAACGGTCTTCTTTAACCAAAGTTTTGAGAGCACCATTGCACTCAGTAAACCTGCAGCAGCCGCAGTATTAGTATTAACAAAGATTTGAGCAACTGCGTTAGCATTGTCTAATCCTAAAATACTTAACTGTGAACCACCATTAAAACCAAACCAGCCCATCCAAAGAATAAGTGTACCTAGAGCAACTTGCGTTGTACTAGAACCGTGGATAGCAACGGGATTTCCGTTCTTATCATACTTACCCTTACGTGGACCAATTAGTAGTACTGCCGCTAATGCAGCTGCAGCACCTGCCATGTGTACAATTCCCGAACCTGCAAAGTCAAAGAATCCTACTTCTGACAACCAGCCACCACCCCAACTCCAAGAACCTTGAATTGGGTAAATCACAGCAGTAAAGATTGCTGCGAAAACTAAGAATGACCATAGTTTCTTACGTTCAGCAACAGCGCCAGAAACCACTGACATTGCTGTTGCTACAAATACTACTTGAAAGAAAAAGTCACTCATCAATGCGTGGTCTTCTGGAGCATTCCATCCACCGTACATTAATTCGTAACCCACAAACAAGAAGGTTAATGACGCAACACTATAAAGTGCTACGTTTTTTATAAGGATCTCAGTTACGTTCTTCGAACGAACCGATCCTGCTTCTAACATTGTAAAACCTGCTGCCATCCACATCACTAAGACTGCTGAGACAAGGAAGTACAATGTATTTAGTGCATAGCCTAAACTATTCAATTCCATATATTTCTCCTATATTGGAATTGCTACACAACATTACAAACCTATTTATAACACTGAAATTACATATCCCTTATGTTGCTTACAAATACCACCAACAACTTTCATACAATTTCCTTGGTCTAAGTTATTTTCTCTGGCAAATTTATTAAGGTTTTTAATTTTAAACGTTTTTCCTTGCGGGTCTGTTATCATATATTCTTTTGATAGTTTGTCAGCAACCTTTTTCTTTTGAGATTCTGGTTGCTTTCTACCTAGTGGACTTATTTTTGCTTTATGTTCTTCTGTAAATTTTCTTCCCTTATTCATATTAGTGAAAACCTCGTGTAATATTTCCTCTTTCCCGATCATCCCAGATAATGCTTTATATGCAACGTTATCTTGCCATCTACCGTATTCGTCGTATAGTTCCTTATGAGCATTAGCATGCTCTTCAACAGTCAATTCAATTAGGTTGGATTGTTCGTCAGTACCACCTATGTGTTTTGGTATTATGTGATGTTTATGTTTCATACTCATATTTATACTTTTTACTAACTCTAGGTAATTGTAGACGTAAAAAAACCCCAACCGAAGTTGAGGTTTTATCAGTCTTTACTAAGACTACTAGATTACATCAAGTTAGTAATTTTCGTAAGTCTGTAGTAGATGTTACCATCTCCAGTACCTAAACGAGCAGCAACACCATTAGCATCGTTAGTAGCAAATGGGTTTGAAACCATGCCGTAACGAGTCTTGAAGCCAATCTTAGGTTGGAAAGAGTTCTCACCAACTGCACGAACCATTTGTAAAGGAACGTATGGGCAGTAGAAGATACCAGCATCGAATGCAGAAGAACCTTTGTAACCCATTGTGTAGTAGTTGTTAGTTGCATCTGAGAAGTACGGATCAATATAAACTTTGATACGACCGTTCATTACACCAGCAAAAGTATTACCAGTATCATCAACTTGTAAGTTGTTATTCAACGCAGGAGTGTAATCTAGAACACCAGCCATTTGAAGTGCAGAAGCAACATCAGATGAAGTGATCATAATATTACCCTTACCACGACGAGTTGCTTTAGCAATTTCGTTAGCATCACGTTCGATTTGGAACATAAGACCTTTAAACTTCTCTACAGACCAACGACCATTAGAATCAGTATCTAAGTCGAAAGTACCAGCAGTAGTAGTGTTCTTTTGAGCACCTGCTACAGCAGAGTAGTTAATTGTACGAATTACTTCACGGTTAATCTCTGAAAGGATTTCAGCAGATAAGATGTTAGATAATTCAGTCTCAGCATCTAAACCATGTACTGCTTTAAGATCTTGAGCAAGTTCCATAGTGTATTCTGCTTTCAACGCACGAGTAACTGCAGTAACTGCAACTTTCTCGATTGAGAATGCCATCTCGTTGAAACCGTTATTAGCAGTATCACCAAGTTTTTCAGCATCAGCAGTAGACATACCAGTTTCAACAGTATAGCCAGAACCAGAAGCACGATCCGAAGGATCAGAACCAGTTTGAGCAGTACCTGCAGCACCGTTAGCAACACCTAATGAAGCAGTGTTACCAGAAGCAAGTGACGAGAATGAAGTATTTGCTTCATTGAACATTGCTTCAGTACCACTTTGTGAAGAGTACTTAGAACGCATAGCAAAGATAAGTCCAGTAGGACCAGTCATTGGTTGAACACCAGCGATATCATATGCAATTAGGTTAGGCATAGAACGACGAACTAGTGATATTAACACTGGATCGAAGATATCTACGTTACCTGCAGATGCAGTAGATGAAGAACCACCCATAGCGTTTGCAGGTGATGCTTCACCTAGTAAAGTAGGGGCAAAGTTGCCACCTTGATTAGACTGCTCTCTGGCAGCGATTTCTTGGTTTTCTAGCAAAGTAGCAATAGTTGCCTTCTTGTGTGCATCCGTGATTTTATCTAGTTCAGGATGCTCAAGAACTGGCTGCCACTTATTTAGCAAGTTTGATTGAGTCATTTGTTTCTCCGTTATTTGTATTTTTTAAAAATTTAAACTTATCGAATACTATTTGTAATAGCACTCATATAAGCAGACATTTCTGGATCAACAGATGTTACATCATTATCAATTTCCAGAGGTTCATCATCTAGGTCTTCAGCAATTACTTCTTCCGTTGGGAAGTAGTTTTCCTTCAGTGTTTCAAGTTTTTCTACATAAGAATCAGCATTATCAAAATCTACACCTTCAGCAAGTGATTTAAGTTTGATTGCTTGTGATTCGGTTAAACTATCAGAAACATTTGCTAGAATCT